AGTCCAGGCTACCGGGCCTATGAGCGGCTGCTTGATCTCCATGCGGTGGCCATGGGGGAGGATGGGGGTGCTGACAACGTCGTCGGCTTTGTCTCCGCTGCGGGATCGCATGAGCTGACCAATGACAGGCGCATGCGGGCGGGCAAAGAAAAGGCGGCTGTGCTTGATCGGGTGGGGGCGCATAACCGCCGCTTACTCGAAATGCTTATCGCGCCGGTCGAAACCGTCCCGACATGGGGCGCGGCTGTTTGGTTGGTGTTTCGTGAAAAGGACGCACACGCCACAGCGGCTCTTGTGCGCGCCGCCGTAAGCGATTTAGGCCTGTCGTTCGCCTTGTTCGATAGTGCGCCAAGGGGGGGTTGACGCCGTGGCACGAATCAGCTAGCCAATCCCTAGGCGCGCGGATTGCGCACCGAACAATCATGACAATTAGGTTACGGCTCTGCGCAAGCATCCGTTTAGGCAGGACAGGCTAGGCTTTACTGGTCTGTATGGGTTGGGGTTTCCCGACCGTGGGTGCATCCATCATCTTTGTTTCGCTGTGCACGGCTGAGCAACACTGGCGGGCAGTGGCCAACCCGATCAATCATCATCGGCCCTTGACTGGGCCTGAACCAATGCGAGCCGGGTTAGGGCAGAACGCTCTTTTTCGAACAGCCCGGTTCGTTTCCCATTTCATCGCCGTCACCATTGCCAGGAAGCCTTAGGGTCTGGCGGGGGGTATTCATGCTGCTGACTGAGTCCGACCGGGAGTTTTTAAACCGCGCTCTTGGTCCCGAGATACCAAAAGAAATTTTGGCGGATTTTAAGCGAGTGTGTAGCGTGGACATGGACGCCCGCAGCCCTCACTTTAACGATGGCCACGTGGCATCTGATATGTTGGTGCGTCATGCGTCCGCTAAGGGCGGAGTGGTTGGCTGGTCTTTAGAATGTCATTCAGTGGCGCATGCATTCAGTTTGCACGCGTATGCTCATCGTGATGGTCCTCAGGTGGGGACGCTTAACAATGCCTGATTTAAATAAAATAGGCTCGAATAGGGTTCCGAATGCTGGCAAAGGCCGCCCAAAGGGAGCGGTCAACAAGGCAACCAAAGCGCTGAAAGAGATGATCTTGGGCGCGCTGGATCAAGCCGGTGGCGAAAGCTACTTGCTTAATCAGGCAAACGAGAACCCAACGGCCTTTCTCACTCTAATCGGCAAGGTTTTGCCAATGGCGATTAGCGCCGAAGTAAAGGCAACGGTCACCAAGATTGAGCGCGTAATTGTCGACCCTTCGAATTGAGACGGCGCGCGTCTTTGCGCCGCTTTTGTCGCCGTCGCGATATAAGGGAATAGACGGCGGTCGCGGATCTGGGAAATCACACTTTTTCGGCGGCCTGATGGTTGAGGAACACGCTGCAACGCGTGGCCAGCTTTCGGTCTGCATCCGTGAGGTTCAGAAGTCTCTTGCGCAGTCCTCAAAGCGCTTGATTGAGCAAAAGCTTGCTCAGTTCGGCTTAGGTGAAGCGGACGGGTTCAAGGTCTTTAGAGAAAACATTGAAACCCCTGGGGATGGTTTAATCATCTTTCAGGGGATGCAGGATCATACTGCGGAGACCATCAAGTCGCTTGAGGGTTTCAAGCGGGCTTGGGTCGAAGAGGCACAGAGCCTGAGTAGCCAAAGCCTGACGCTGCTGCGTCCAACCATTCGTGCGCCGGGCTCTGAGTTGTGGTTTTCGTGGAACCCAAGGCGCAAGTCTGACGCGGTTGATCTGCTACTGCGCGGTGCGGGCGTTCCAACGGGCGCGGCGGTTGTGAGGGCCAACTGGTCTGACAATCCGTGGTTTCCTGTCGAATTGGAACAAGAGCGGCAAGACGATCTGCGCGATAGGCCAGAGCAATACGGCCATATTTGGGAAGGCGAATATCAAAAAGTGTCTTCGGGCGCATACTTTGCCACAGACCTAATCAAGGCCAAGCAAGAGGGGCGGATTAGCCGGGTTGCTGCTGACCCGCTCATGGCAATTAGGACTTTTTGGGATATTGGCGGAACCGGCGCTAAGGCGGATGCCTGCGCGATTTGGGTTGCGCAGTTCATCGGGCGTGAGGTTCGGGTTCTGAATTATTACGAGGCGCAGGGCCAGCCGCTGGCCACGCACATTAATTGGCTTCGGGCCAACGGATACGACGGCGCTTCGATTTGGCTTCCGCATGACGGCGCGACGAATGACAGGGTGTTTGATGTTTCCTACGAGAGCGCTCTGCGGGCGGCGGGATTCAGCGTGACGGTTATTCCAAATCAGGGGCGCGGTGCCGCTGGTGCGCGAATTGAGGCGGCTAGACGGCTGTTCCCGTCGATCTGGTTCAATGAGGATGCGACAGAGCCGGGCCGCGAGGCCTTGGGTGCTTATCACGAGAAAAAAGACGAGGCGCGCAATATTGGTCTTGGCCCGGAACACGATTGGTCAAGCCATGGCGCGGATGCGTTTGGCCTGATGGCCGTGGCGTATGAAGAGCCGATCATCAAGCGTAAATCGTCAATGCAGCATCATGGCGGGGGAGGGTGGCTATCATGAGTAAAGCAGCCCGCGCCCGATCTGGTAGCAAGGACGAAGGGTTTATAGACGAGGCCTTGGAGCTTTACGAAAAGGCGCTTGAGCATCACGACGAAAATTTCAAGGCCTATCGGGATGATATCGCCTTTTCGCTGCTTGAGGAGCAATGGCCAGAAAAGATACGCAAGGATCGGGAACGTGAGGCCCGGCCCTGCCTGACCATTAATAAGCTGGCTCCAATGGGCCGTAATGTCGTCAATGACGCCCGCAAGAACAAGCCCGGCATTCAGGTTCATCCCGTCGATGACGGCTCTGATCCTGATACTGCTGAGGTGTTCAACGGCATCATTCGCAATATCGAACAATCGTCCGGGGCCATGGGTGCCTATGTGACGGCGTTTGAAAGCAGCGTTTTTGGCGGTTTTGGCTATTTCAAGATTAACACCAAGTACGCTAACGATGACACCTTTGATCAGGACATCGTGCTTGAGCGTATCGCTAACACATTATCGGTTGTGCCCGATTGCTACAGCCAAACCCTAGATAGCAGCGACTGGAATTTCTGTTTTGTCACTGAGGTGATGACGAAAAAGCAGTTCAAGAAGCAATACCCCAAAGCCGAGCAGATTGATTTCAGCTCTGACGCTTGGAAACGGGCCGGTGCGCCCTGGTCTGAAGGGGACACGGTTCAGGTTGCGGAGTACTGGGTTCGAGAGCCGTCGCGCCGCAAGATCGTGCTGCTATCTGACAGCAGTGTTATGGACCTCAAGGCCTATGAGGACCAAAAAGACCAACTGGCGCTTAACGGTATTGAGGCTAAGGCCGAGCGCGAGGTGGCATCGCACAAGGTCACGCAGTATGTGATTTCCGGTGCCGAGGTGCTTGAGACCATCCCTTGGGCTGGTGTCTATATCCCGATTGTGCCGGTTTACGGCTCCGAGATCACGCTTGAGGGCAAGCGCTATTTCCGAAGCCTGATCCGGTCGGCCAAAGACTCTCAACAGATGTTCAATTATTGGCGGACCACCTCAACCGAGATGGTCGCCATGGCTCCGAAGACGCCATTCATTGGTCGAAAAGGAGCGTTTGAAACCGACGCGGCTAAGTGGGCAACGGCCAACACGCAAAACCATGCCTATATCGAATATGACGGTCCCGAACAGCCTGCCAGGCAACCGTTTGTTGGTGTTCCGGCTGGGATGATCCAAGAGGCCCTAAATGCCTCTGACGACATCAAGGCGACCATGGGCATCTATGACGCCAGCTTGGGTGCCAGGTCTAACGAAACCAGCGGGAAGGCCATTGTTGCCCGTCAGATGGAGGCGGATACGTCTACCTTCCATTTCATTGACAATCTCGGTAACGCGATCAGCCATGCGGGCCGGATTTTGGTTGACCTGATCCCAAAGGTCTATTCGGTGCCGCGCATCGTGCGCATTGTTGGTAAAGACGGCGATACGGACATGAAACCGATTAACCAGCCGGTCATGGAGCGGCAAAAAGACCCTGAAACTGGCGAGGTCCAAGAAATTCAAAGGACCTATGATCTAACAGTTGGTCGCTATGATCTGACGGTATCGGCAGGCCCAAGCTTTGCCTCAATGCGCCAAGAGGCGGCAACGCAGATGATGGAATTGATCCGCAGCTATCCTGATGCGGCTCCGCTTATTGGCGATTTATTGGTCAAAAACCTGGATTGGCCAGGTGCTGAGGAAATTGCAGAGCGGCTGAAAAATGCCATGGGGCCAGCGGCTGGCGACCAAGCCGAAAACCCGCAGGCTCAGCAAGCCGCGCAACAGATGCAGCAGATGCAGCAAGTTATCCAATCGCTAAACCAGCAACTTGAAGCCTTAAAGGCTGACAAGTCGCTAGAGGCGCAGAAGGTTAGTATCCAGGGCTTTGATGCCGAAACCAAGCGTATCGCTACGCTGGCCAAGCCCTCACACCTTCCGGGCATGTAGTCCGGTAACCCGGCCCGTCGAGAGACGCGCCTTTCCCTTAGATGGAGCTTATCTTGGAAAACGAAGACACGACCAATCCGGTCGAGGTCGAAGACGATGCTGTCTTGGACCAATCGGAAGTCGAGGATGACGGCGTTGACAGCGAAAACCTTGATCAGTCCGAGGAGCCCGAAGAGGGCCAACTGGAGGACGATACAGAGGAAGTCAATTATGAGGGCCAAAAATACAAGGTCCCCAAGGCGCTAAAAGACAGTTTTCTGAGGCAAGCGGACTACACCCGCAAGACGCAAGAGCTAGCCGAAGAACGTAGGGCCGTGCAATCTCGGGCAACCGAGATCCAGCAACAGGCCGCTGTGTTCGAGGCAACCGCTCAGCAGCGGGCTAACCTGACCCTGATTGACCAACAGCTCAAGCAGATGTCAGAAATTGATTGGAACGGTTACGACAGTTCTGATCCAGAGGTCGCGGCCTGGCTGTCGCGGCAATCAATGACCTGGCAACAGCTCAGGGACGCTAAGGCGAGCCTTGAGGGTTACATTTCTCAGGCAGAGACCGAGATCAAAACCGCAAGCGAGCGATTAGTCGCCAACGCAGTGGTCCAGGCTGACGGGCTATTGTCTAAAGAAGTGGAGGGATGGTCGCCGGAGCTTGCAAACACCTTGATGACGTTCGCCGAAAATGAATTCGGTGTAACGCGCCAAGATTTGCGAGACAGCTTAGCATATGCCGATGGAACACCCGATACCAGGACCTTCAAGGTTTTGGCCCGGCTCCATAAGGCTGAAACCGAGCTTGCCGCGCTGAAATCCAAACAAGCCAAATCCGCTCAAGCCGAAAAGCTTGCATCCGTCCAGCCTGCGCGGTCGGTCGGCGGCAAGACCAGCGGTTACAAACCCGGGCTAGACGACAGTCTGCCTGCTGATGAGTGGTTGAGGCGTCGAAATGCGCAAGTCGCAAAAGCGGCAAGGCGTTAACCCATCACAAGACCGAGCGTCGAGACGACGCCCGATCCCATGCGGCGATGACCGCAAGAAGGACGCAATCCAATGCCTAATACAATTCTAACCCCTCAGATGATCACGCGGGAAGCCGCGCGAATTCTGCACCAAAAAGCTACCTTCATCGGCTCGATTAATCGGTCCTATGATGACTCCTATGCAAAGGACAGCGGCAAAATCGGCTCGACGCTTAAGATCCGTTTGCCAAACCAATACACCGTGCGAACCGGTGCCACGCTGGCCACTCAGGACACCACAGAACAAAGCGTTGATCTGACGGTTGCGACCCAAAAGGGCGTTGACCTGAATTTCACGTCGGCGGAGCTGACCTTGTCCCTGGACGACTTTAGCAGCCGTATCATTGAGCCCGCCATGTCGGTTCTAGCGGCCAATATAGAAGCCGACGCGATGAGCATGTATAGGGATGTTTATCAAAGCACCTGGAACAACGGTTCCGCAATCACGCTTGGCCGAATTCTGGCCAGCCGGAAAATTTTGCAGGACTCCTTGGCCCCGCTTAACAACCGAACCGCTAACCTAAACACCCAAGACAATGTCGATTTGATCGACAACACCAAAGGCCTGTTTAATGCTCAGGCTTCGATCTCTAAGCAGTACACCGAGGGCTATATGGGCAACACTGCCGGTATGGACTTTATGGAAAGCTCGCTGTGGGCCAACCATACGCGGGGCGCTGCCAATACTGCCTATACAACCAGCACCCTAGTTGGCGTCTTGGCGACGAATGGCACGGCCTATCAAAGCATTACCGTGGCGACGGGCACTGGCGCGGCCAATATTGGCGATGTGTTCACAATTGCCAACGTGTTTAAGGTCCACCCCGAAAGCAAGGCCAACACGGGCATTTTGCAGCAGTTTGTCGTTACCGCTGCCTATGCGGGCGGCGCAGGCTCGCTCCAAATCTCTCCGGCCATCGTGCTGGGTGGTGCGCGTCAGAACTGCGTCATTCCAACCACTTCTGCGACGGCGGCAATCACATGGGCGGGCACGGCCTCAACAGGCGTTGGCACGTCTTTGGTTTACCAAAAAGACGCCTTCGCCTTTGTGAGCGCCGATCTTATCCTGCCAAAGGGTGTTGACTTTGCTTACCGTGAAGTGATCGACAACCTGTCGATCAGGCTTGTTCGGGCCTATAATATCAATGACGACACCCTGCCCTGTCGCCTTGATATTCTTTACGGCTACAAAGCAATCCGGCCTCAACTGGCTGTGCGCCTTCACAACAACTAATCGGCCTGGGGCTGGGTTTTGGCCCGGCCTCATTGCCTTGCCTGTTTAAGGAGATTGTTTATGGGCGTTATGCTTAATGAAGACCGCTGGGCGGTCATCAACTTTACCTATAACCCGGCTGCGGTTGCAGCGGCCACAACTGTTGAACAGACCGTGACAATCCCCGGCCTTCGGCCCGGTGATTATCTCGGTGAACTGACCAAGCCAACCCTGACGGCGGGTGTTTGCGTTGTAAACACTCGCGTAAGTGCTGCGGATACGCTCGCAATTACTTGGGCTAATGTCACGGCGGGTTCAATCGACCCGCCAGCCGAGACCTACAGCTTATACGTGATGAGGCCTGAAAAGGTCCAGGTGGGCTCGTTTAGCGTCTAATTCTGGGCGGGCTTCGGTCCGCCTTTTTCTTTGGAGGCCTTAGATGCCCAAAGCCTTTCCAGTCCTTCGCGATGGTATCCGGCAACTGGCCGTTACCCTTGGCCTTGGCAAAAACTATTACATTCCCGCTGCTGACAATGAGCCCGAGCGCTGCACTTATGGTTACGGCGTCTTGGGCCTTGTGACGGTTGCGTCTCCCACAGATATTCTTCAGATCGCTAACCCAACCGGTAGCAACAGGATTATTCGGGTCAAGGGCATTGTCATCAATGGCCTTAACGGAACGACCAGCAATTACGGCGTTCGGTTGCTACGCAGGACAACCGCTAACACAGGCGGTACTCCCACTGTTGTGGTCGGCTTTTATCATGACTCGACGGACCCGGCGCCGGTCGCCGTTGTCACCGCGTTTGCGGCTAATCCAAACCTTGGCAACACCGACGGGACGGGCCATGTCGGACGCCTTGTTGCGGCTAATGCTTCGAACCTGGACCGGATGGCGTTTCAGTGGGGGTGGCAAAACGACAAGGTTATCATTTTGCAGCCCGGAGAGACCTTGGCGATTAATCTCGGCGGCGCGGGGAATGCGGGTTCCAATCTCGATATTGATATTGAGACCTGTGAAGAACACATCCAGTCCTAATGGCAATCTCAACCTATTCCGAGTTGCAAGCGGCTATTGCTAGGTTTGCCGTCCGCGACAACCTGTCTGAACAGATCATTGACTGCATCTCACTTGTTGAGGCTGACCTAAACAGTCACTTCAATATGCGCACGCTTGAGACCGACCAGGTCTTGACGGCTGTTACAGGCAGTCGATTTGTGGCGCTTCCCGCAACGTTTCGGGAACAAAAAAACCTCTGGATACAATGGTCCTATGGTCGAGGAGACCCGCTTCGGTTTGTCACGCCAGACCTGCTGACTGTATCGGCAACGGCGGGCATCCCCTTGGTTTGGTGCATTGACGGCAGCAATATCGCCTTTGAGCGGCCAGCCGCAAGCAATTATCCCCTAATCCTTCGCATGATCGCGGGTATCGAGTTGTCAGACGCCAATCCTACTAACTTGGTTTTAGCTAATTATCCCAACGTTTATCTCTATGGCGCTCTGATCCATTTGGCTCAGATCACGGGCGATATTCGCGGCGCGGGCTGGTCGGCTGCGTTTGAGGATTACCTGGCCAAGGCTAAAGCCAAAGAAGCCCGGTCTAAGGCGTCTTCGACCCTTTCAACTGAGGTCGGCATTCTTGGCCGTAGCACGCGCCGCCACGGCTTCAATATCAATGTGGGCTAGTCATGCTTTTCAAAATCCTAGAGCCCGTCCTTGATCGGAGCGCGGCTCCGCCATGGGCGCACCGCTTTGCCGATAGCGTAAGGCGCGCGTTTGAAAGCCTTTCGGGTGTGCCGCTCTTGGCGGTTGCGACGGTGGCAGAGCTGCCGCCTGCCGCCAAGAGCTATGGCGCGCTGGTCTGGGTCACGGCCTTGAACCGCTTGGCGTACTGCAACGGCACAAGCTGGATCAGAACGGATACAGGAGCAACGCTCTAATGGCCTCAACACCGACAACCAGCAATCGGCTCAATAAGCAGGGCACGGGCGATAACACCAATACCTGGGGCGTTGAACTAAACACCGCCTTGGATGCGATTGACGCGGCCTTGGACGGGTTCCTGACCGTCAGTGCGGCGGGGGCCAAAACCCTAGGCACGACCAATTATGTGGCCAATGAGGCCCGCAATCGGATCTTGAACTATACCAATACGACCGCAACCGGGACGTGGACCATTCCGTCTGTGTCTAAATGGTACATTGTGCGCGCGGCGTCGAAGGACGTGACCCTGACCAATGGCGGGTCGTCGGCAACAGTGCCAACAGCGGATCAGATTGGAATTGTCGTAACCGATGGCGCTTCGGTCTGGAAGATGCCCGGTCTGTCTGAGGCCAAGGCCTATGCCGATTACGCCATTGCACAGCAGGTGTTTGCGCCGGGCACGTTTCCGGGGGCTGCTGGCAATTCTGGCAAGGTCTTGGCTAGCAATGGCACGGCGGCGGCCTATTCCACCCTCAATGCCCTGCCCGAATACCAGGCCGATAAGGCCTTTCTCTATGTGATGCAATTTGCCCGTTAGGAGCAGACCATGGCGCTAAACTCAACAACCCTGCCAATCTCAACCTTTGTGGGCTATGGTGTTGCCACAGCGGTAAGTACATTGGCGTCCCCCGTCACCGCAGATGTGACGTTTTCGGCGCTGACGGGTGTTGAGCCTGTCAATAAAAAGTCCTTAACTTCGGGCGGCTTGATCACGTCGCTAACGGTTAATTATGTCGGGACAGCCAATGTCACGGCAACGGCTCTTGATCTTTTTAGCTCAATAGACGGTGGCACCACCAAGCGAATTGTCAAATCAGTGACTATGAATGCAGGTAGCATATCCGCAACGGCGGCCTTGCAGCCCGTGGATTTTGGCTACTCAATCGACGCGCCTTTAGAGTTGGCGGCGGGCGAACTGCTTTATGTTGCTACGCGCGTGGCTATATCCGGCGGGAGTTGGGTATTCCGCTTTGAGGGCGCGGCGCACTAATGCAAACCCTTAAGGGCCTTCAAAAGCAGCGTATGTTGACCGATTGGTCTTTAGGCCGCCTGAGTCCCCTTAGCGATCAAAGTATGCAGGGCCGCGCGTCCGGCGACATAAAGGCTTCGCGCTCAGTCGGCTTTCTTGGTGTTGCGACCCTGCCTGTTACCCAAGAGTGGACTGCGGTGGCCCATGGTGATGGTGTTTGGGTGGCGGTCGGCGGTATCTACCTCTCTGGCTGGACTAATTACGCGGCTAGGTCGATTAATGGTGGGCGCAATTGGCGACGCGTCACGCTGCCGGTGTCGGGAACATGGACTGGTGTAGCCTATGGCAATCGCGTTTGGGTGGCGGTTGGCGGGCAGTCAAACGGCGGGATCATCCGCTCAACAAACCAAGGGCGATCATGGACTCAAACCGCCGCTAATGGGGTCTATTTTTCCCATGTTGTCTTTGAAAACGGCGTATTTATGGCCCTGAGCCGGTTTAATGCTAGCGTTTTTATCAGCTCGGATGGATTTCTAACCTGGACTGAGGTTGCGCTTCCGGCTGCGATAAATCCAATTTGGGCCTCTTTAGCCTACGGCGCGGGTACTTGGCTAGTGTCAGGGTATGATGGTGGAACCGTAAACTTCTATGTTGCGCGGTCAACAAACAATGGGGCGTCTTGGTCCAGTGTTCTAAGTGTGCCCGCTACCAATCCCCCCCCCTACGGCGTAGGGCAGATAGCCTATGGTAATGGTGTATTTGCGTTCGCAAGTGATTTTTACGGCCTTGAGGCTAGGTTTTCTACAAACGCCGGAGTTTCGTTTGCCCCGGCCACCCCTCCTGCAGCCATCGGGACTGCCATGGCAGGCGCGCCCGATAGGCTGGTGGCGGCGGGCGGCACCGGCTTTGGCGGTGGCCTGGTAACGGCAAGCTCAAATCGGTTGACCAGTACAAACGGTTCAACCTGGACTGTGAGCAGCGGGCCAATAGCAATCATTACGCCGCCAAATGGCCTAGCTTACGGGAATGGTAAGTTTGCGCAGATTGGCTTCAACTCAGACAAAATTGTATTCTTCACATAGGTGATCAATGCTTTACCAAAAAAAGAACATCGCCGTTAATCCGGCGGTGGATGTCGGTGTGCCCGGCCCATTACCAGCCTGTTTGGTTGGCTCGCTAAGCCCAGAGGCCTTGGCGGACTTGTCTTGGGTTCCTAGCGACATTGCCGAGGCGGAAGGCTTGGTTGGCATGGGCTTTTTCGCGTACACGCCGCCTGCGCCCCAGGCCTTTATGCCCAAGATCGATTTCTTGCGGCTGTTCAAGGTTGTGGAAACAGTGGCGATTTTGGAGGCAGTAAAGACGGTTCCGGCGGTAGCAGTCTATCAGTATCGGCTCGACAATGCCGACCGCATTTCCCTGCAAGATCAAGACGTTCAAAACGGTGTGCCCATGCTGGAATTTGCCGGGCTGATCGGGCCGGGCCGGGCGGCGCAAATCTTGGCGGGGGTTGCGGTCAATGACTGATTTTCGAGACCAATACCTGACCAAGCGCAAGGACATCTGGGGTTATCTGGCCCGCGTGTTTGTGGCTCTGGACCAACTCGCCAATGCCTTAACGGGCGGGGATGAGGATGAAACCATCTCTTCGCGTTTGGGCAAAGACAAGGCGCGCGGTCGCAGGGTGGCCTGTGTGTTGTGCAAGCTTTTGGACCTGATTGATCCCAACCACTGCGAAAAAGCCATTGAGCGTGACCGAGGCAAAAAGCCCGGTCAGTACGATCCGCCAAAGCCCCAAGGCTAGTTCATGCTTGTACGCCTCGATATTCCGCCGGGTGTCCGTTCGGCGGACACCGCCTTTGCGCGTCCGGGCGTTTGGCGCGATGCCAGCCTGATCCGGTTTTATGAGGGTGCCCCCGAGACCATGGGGGGATGGGAACAGGTCACAACCAGCCAGATTGGCGGCGTGTGCCGCTCAATCATAACCTGGACGGATAATTCCAATCGCTCAAACATTGCCATGGGCCGGCATAATGGGCTTAGCCTGTGGCGCGCGGGAGCCTTGGTGGATATTACACCCGCCACGGGCTTTACGGTTGGTCAGATCGATGGTTCGGGCGGCTCTGGCTACGGAACTGGAGCGTATGGGGTGGGCGGTTATGGCGATCCGTCAACCTCGGATGCTTTTCCGCTAACCTGGTCGTTTGCGACCTATGGCGAGACCCTATTTGCCAATCCGCGCAATCAAGGGATTTTTTGGTGGCAGAATAATACGGCGGTCAAGCCAGCGCTTTTAACCAATGCCCCGGCGCGCTGCACGATCATGACTGTGACGCCAAGTTTGCAAGTCATGGCGCTGGGCTGCACCAATACGAGCGGCGTATTTGATCCGCTTTGCATCCGCTATACGGATACGGAAAATCCGACAGGCTGGGCGATTACGTCAACCAATCTGGCTGAACAGACCTTTTTGGATAGCGGCGGGCGCATTGTTGGTCAGGCTTGGCTTGGCGATACCTGCGCAATCTGGACCAATAATAGTTTTTGGATCGGACGTTATACCGGGTCTTTTGCTCAGCCTTGGATCTTTACCAAGACGGCGGATGATTGCGGCCTAGCCGGGCCAAATGCGGTTACGGTGCTTAATCAGGTCGCTTATTGGATCACGCCGCAAGGGCGCATGATGGCATGCGGTGTTGGTGGGATTCCGCAAATGCTCGAGCTGGGCCTTGGCGATGATTTTGCCTCTAATCTGGCCCCTGGCCAAAATGACAAGATTGTCGCCTCGACCATATCCAAGTTTGGTGAGGTGATTGTTTACTATGCCGATAAGCGCGATGGTTATGAAAACTCGCGTTACATCTTGGTCAATGTCGCAAAAGGTCATGTTGCGCCGGGCAGGATGGCGCGCACGGCTTGGTGCGATGTTGGCGCGGCCAATGATGCCTATCCGGTTGGCATAACCTATCAGGGTGATGTATTTTATCAGGAAAAGGGCACGACGGCGGCAGATCAGCCGCTCAAAGCCTATCTCGAAAGCTCGATTCTGTCTTTGGACGAGTCGGACACGGTTTGGCTCATCAATAGCATTCGGCCTGATTTTAAAAACCAAGTCGGACCGATCACCATGACGGTTTCGGCGGCGCTTTATCCGCAAGACGTGCCTGTGGTTAGGACGACGACCAATTTTGTCGCTGGGCAGAGCAAGTTTGATACCTTGTTTACGGGCCGATATTTGAGCCTTCGGCTTGAATCCAACTATTATCCGTCTTCGTTCCGATTGGGCACAATCTCGGTGGACCTGACGGCTACAGGCACAAAATGA